TGCGTGTTACACAATACTTCCGTAGTTACATTCCGCAAGGACGGTAGCGTGAAGTTGTCCCATGAAGGTTGGTTGAGCATGACTACCACTAGCTTCATTGGTGAGGTGCTGGGTCTGCGGTCTAGGATGTTCAACAACTCCATCTGCATTAGCCTGAGAGGGAAAGAATACCGAGTACCCGAAAAGGGATTGGTACTACTGCGCGACGAGCAGGGATACTACTGCACGCAGGAAATGGAGCAGGACTATGTGCATCAGATAAACCGCAAGGCTAAGAATGCTCTGATGAAGCGGTATCTGCCGTTCCGTCAGCATGTGTACCGCGCTTGCAAGATGTGGGAGGGCAGCGGTGACGGTGCGCTGATGCCCAAGAAGAACCTAGAGCATGTGGAGTGGGGCAAGTATCTGAACGCCCCCTATCAGCATATTTTTCCAACGGCTGTTCGTGAGTTCCATGCTCTGATCAGTGCAACGGGGGAAGACCAGCTGGAGAAGTATTACGACGGGTTGCTGGCTTTGATTGTTTCAGCACCAGTTAGATACGATGCCCGTATGCCTGTCTTCAGCCCGAGGGATGAGGTACTGCCACAAAGGTTTGAGGTGTTGGACGACATCCTGACTAGCCTTATCTGTGGCATCCACAGGGATGAGGTGTTCACAGCCGTTCCGGTGGAGTTGGGTACGCTCAAGCGTGACACATACAAAGACTACTTTCAAAAAGGTTGGGTAGAGTTCCACGACAAAACTTGACTTGTGTAGTATAATGTGGTATAATATATTATAGTTGGAGTTGTAGACTGTTTTCCGTTAAGCCACGCTAGATGAAAAACGGAAATAAATACCGGCAGTAAATACCGGCAATAAGTAGTAATAGCGGCACGAGATAACAATTGTTATGTGTAGCAAAGTACCTGTAGTTAACCTAACCATCTGGAGAGAATCATGGCAGAAGTAAAATTTGGCAAGACCGTCACGCTCAAGCAAGCGGCATCCATCATCCTGAGTACCCCGCAGAATCGCTACCTGCTAGAAGGCGAACCCGGAATTGGTAAGTCTTCCATCATCAAAGCACTGGCAGCAGCATTGCCCAACCACAGCACCGCCTACATAGATGTGCCTAACATGGACTTGGGCGATATCGCTATGCCGGTAATTGACCATGAAACCCGTACCACAAGATACTACCCCAACGCTAGGTTTCAGCTGCACCTGAACAAGCCGGTGATAACAATGTTAGATGAGTACACGAAGGGTGCTGAGCCGATCAAGAACATGCTGCATCCGTTGCTTGAGGTGGTCAACCCGCGCTTGGGTGATATCCCACTGCACGAGAAAAGCTACACATTCCTGACCGGCAACCTGAGTTCGGACGGTGTGGGTGACAGCCTGAAAGCACATAGCCGGAACCGGATCATCCCGCTGCGTGTAGCTAAGCCCAGTGCGACCGAATGGATTGAATGGGCTATAAATAACGACATAGCAGCAGAGGTGATTGCGTGGGTGCGGCAGTTCCCACATGCCATGTCTAGCTACACCGAGGGTAATCAGGATGCGAATCCGTACATCTACAACCCCAAGAAAATGCAGCTGGCATTCGTGTCACCTCGCAGTCTTGAGCGTGTATCCAACATCATCAAGGTGCGATCCGAGCTAGATACGGATAGCCTGATAGCAGCAATGACTGGATGCGTGGGTGAGTCGGCAGCTAGGGATATGCAAGCCTATGTTGAGTTCGCGGATCAGTTGCCTACATGGGAGTCTGTTATCGCTGACCCGAAGCAAGCGAGTGTGCCTGATAGCGCAGGGGCATGTGCCATTGTGGTCTTTGGTGCGATTGCCAAGGTAGACAAGGGAACTATCAACGCTTTCATGGATTACTTGGAACGCTTTGAACCGGAGTGGCAAGCATGCTTTGCTATCAACATCTCCAACAATCCGACCAAACAGAAGGTAGCTTTCAGCAGCAAGAAGTTTGCTGATTGGGTGCAGCGCAATGAGGACTTACTGTGACCTATCCCGCATACCAACTGAATGTTAGAGCATGGGGGCCTTACTACATCCGTAGCGATGATGCTGATATTGGTGTAGGGGATTTTTGTATCGTCCACAAATCCAACAAGGGTGAAGTGGTAGTGCATAAGTCAGAAACCCTAGATGAAGCTAAGCGGTTCATGAAACTTTTACAGGAGGAATAACAAATGTTATCTGAGAGCCACAAAGAAGAACGGCGGCTATCGAAAGCCAAGATATCCATAATGCGCAACCCGAAGTTTGCTATGTGGTCTGGCTTGATGACCATCGGTAAGACTAGGGTGGATGACAACATGCCTACCGCATGCACCAACGGTAGGGATGAAATCTACGGACGCGAGTTCGTGCGTGAGTTGGATGACCGAGAGTTGGCGTTTGTAGTGTTGCATGAGAACTTGCACAAAGCCTACAGGCACATGACTACATGGAAGAAGCTGCACGACGAGAACCCCATGTTGGCGAACATGGCCTGTGACTATGTGATCAACCTGCAACTGGTAGAAATGGACAAGGGGCAGCAGTACCTTGCTATGCCAACCAAGGGGGGTAAGGCTATCGGCCTACTGGATACGCGCTTTGCTGGAATGCACACCAAGCAGGTGTACGACATTCTGAAGGAAGAGCAAAAGAACGGCAAAGGGGGCAAGGATGGTGAGAACGGTGGCAAAGGGTTTGATGAGCATGATTGGGAAGGTGCGCAAAAGCTAAGCGATGAAGAGAAGAAGAAGCTAGAGCGTGAGATAGACCAAGGTATCCGTCAAGGCCAAATAGCCGCTGCGAAGATTGCGGGTAAGGGCGCAGGTGGAATGAATAGAGAGTTGGGTGACTTGATGGAACCCAAGGTGGATTGGCGCGAGGTGCTGCGCGAGTTCGTCAAGACTATCTGTTCTGCCAAGGACGCATCCTCATGGCGCAGGGTTAACCGGCGGTTCCTGTCGGGTGATGTGTATATGCCTACGCTGATTGGTGAAAGGGTGGGGCATATCGTGTGTGGCATAGATACATCGGGGTCTATCGGTGGTGAAGAGCTGCGTAACTTTCTCTCTGAGGTGCAGAGCATTGCTAAGGATGTGCATCCCGAGAAGGTAGACCTGATGTACTGGGATACCGAGGTAGCAGGGCATGAGGAGTATTCGTATGGGGAGGTAGATAACATTGTTATGTCTACAAAGCCCAAGGGTGGTGGGGGAACTGACCCCACTTGCATGATCAGCTACATGAAAGAGAAGAACATCAAGCCCGAGGTAATCATCATGCTTACTGATGGGCACATCGGTTCATGGGGAGAGGAATGGAATGCACCGATTATTTGGGTGGTGGTTAACAATTCAGGATGCTATGCCCCTGTGGGCAAAACTGTTCATGTTGAGGGAGATTAGTATGGGCAAGGCAATAATGCAGGTAGGCTACAAAAGCTACATAGTTGATACTGCGGATGCTGTAAAAGTCGCAGAGATTCTATCTACCGCTGAAATCTACGAAAAGAAATCACACAAAAACGCGGAGGGTACTTACGACAACAGCGTACATGTGTATGACCAAGACACCGAGCAACCCGTAACACTTAGTATGTTGCCTGATTCGCTATATCGCATGGCAAAACTTGCAGGTAAACCCGAAGCTAAGTAATCCAATCGAAAGGAAACAAAATGAGTATCGCATCTAGCGCAGTACTGGTGGAACTGAACATCAGCGTATGGACAGCTAACAAGATAGACCGTGGTGCAACCGATGAAGTGCATACCACGCATGGTGCAGCGAGTGGGTCTGCGCGTGTGCACAAGAACCTGATGGCTGGTACTAACAAGCGTAAGGCTATCGCAGATTTTGCAGCGAAGATACGCCAGTATCACCTCACCCCAACCTTGCCGTGGTCTGACAAAGGCCCGAGGGTACTACCCACATCCTCATTCATGGACTACAAGCAGAGCATGAATGTCTACCGGTCTAACTATGAAGGGTTGTGTCAAAACTTTTTTGACAACTACTCTAGCTTGATAGACTTGGCTAAGCATCACATGGGTAGCCTGTTTGATCCGAATGACTACCCACCACTAGAAAATGTGAAGAGCAAGTTTGGCTTCAACCTAGTGTTTACCCCAATTCCCGAGTCGGGAGACTTCCGCTTGGATATACCGGCTGAAGATCAGGCGGCATTGGCTACGCAGTATGAGGAGAGTTTCAATACGCGGTTGGCTGATGCTATGCGTGAGCCTTGGAATCGCCTACATACCATGTTGTCTGATATGTCCAAGAAACTGGTAGAGGACGAGGAAGGTACGCCCACACAAAAGCGCACTAGGTTTCACGATACTTTCGTGACTAACCCGCAGAACTTATGCTCGATCCTAACTCACTTGAACATAACAAAAGACCCAAAGCTAGAAGAAGCTCGGCGGGCCTTGGAGATAACAATGTTATCTATCGACATTGATTCGATCAAAGAGAGCCAAGCGGTACGCAGCGCGGTCAAGTCCAAGGTGGACGCGATACTTGAAAAATTCGATTGGTGAGAGGAGAGTAACTATGAACTTAGCAAATGTAGTGTTGCCCGAGAAAGAACCTAGGAATGGTGAGGAAGTTAAAGTCATAGTACATGACTTCATGCAGCCGTTCATAAGTACCCTAGCGCTTAACCATCCTGAGTGGACTTTCAACGGTTCAATCGGTTCGTGGTCACACAACTCTGATAGCGGCCATTACTATACCTACTATAAGTTTGATGTAGTAGAGAAGTACGAGGAAGTTTGCACCCTAGCTATGAGCATCTACAACGGCAAAAATGTCTATTGTGTTGACAATGCTAGGATAGGCAAAGAGCGACAGCGTGGCAGCGGTATGCGCACTAAGGATATGAAGAAAGCCTTAAGGCAAGTAGCGAAGTATGTCCGCCGCCTAGATGCTGTTGAGGTCAGCGAGAAGTCTGATGAAAAGGCAAGCGCCTCACTGTATCGCGTAGTGCGGGGGAAAACTAACCAATTTGAGAGCGAGTGCGATACCTTAGTCAAGACAGTGCTAGTACCTTATGCTGATGAACACCAGCAAGAGATACGCAAGTATGCACAAGATAAACACATAAACTATAACTTTGAGACGCTTGATAGCATGAAAGAAGAAGTATCCGTAACTAACTATATTGATGATTCTTACAAAGGTGGTAAGTGCCTTGTTGTAACACGGCTAGACTCAGGGTATGCTATCCGTCCCAACACTGGAGTCGTAGAGGTAAAGCAAAGCGAGGACTTGAGTGAGTACATGCGCAAAGCCCTCGGCTTGTTGAAATTGGTGCAACCCTCGCAGGTAGTGGAAGCTGTTGGTCTGCGTGTAGATGAAGATGTGTTTCTAGTAGTAGCAGAAGAGCATCAATAACATTTGTTATCACGGGAGGTGTATGGAAGATGAAACCGTAGTAGAAGCAAGCAAGCGTAAGGGTAGAGGGTTGGGGAAAAAACCCCGCCTAGCCTGTACTAGCCTGAGGCTTGAAGCAAGTGTGTTGGAGTTGTACAAATTGCACTATCGCTCACGCATGCAATCGAAGATGAGAGAAGTGCTTTCAAACTATATACAAGGAGAAATTCATGGCAAAGAAGCAGAGCATGTCGGCGAAGATTCGCAAGGCAATCAAGGCGAACCCGAAAGCAACGAACAAGGAAATAGCAACTAAACTTGGGTGCAGCTACGCGCTGGTCTATCAAGTAGCGAAGGCTGTGGCTAAGCAGCCCAAGAAAATAACCATAACCAAATCTCAGGTAGCTATTGCAAAAAAGCTTGGGATAGGAATAGTTGACTATGCCCAAGAACTGATAAAGTTAGACTCCCCCGATACGAAGTTAGACGCCCCAGATATGATTAGTAACCCTCCGCATTACACAGCAGGTGGAATCGATGTTATCGATTTCATCGAAGCCAAGGGGTTGGGTTACCATTTGGGTAATGTGATCAAGTATGTCACCCGCGCAGGGATGAAGGGCAACAAGCTAGAAGACTTGCGCAAGGCGCAGTGGTACATTGATCGCGCCATAGACAACCTTGAACTATCGTAAACTGTACTAGGGGGTGATTTTGTTGGGGGTGTGGGGAAGCCTTGTAGATGTGAACCCATACCCCACAGCCAGTTGTCCCCCGTTTGACTGAAGCAACTGGCTGGCCTTTCCCGACCTGAGGGCGGCAGGTAATCTACATTACCGCCCAATTCCCCCCGCTTTACCCCCCTCCAAAAAATATGTTGTACCCCCCTTGACACAGTCAAGGTTTGCTGTATGCTGCGGGTATGGCATCGACTCCTGAATCCAAAGTCAAGCAACGCGCAGTCAAGCTACTC